TCGGTCTACGTATTTTAATGCTTTCTATTTGCTCTAAATAACTTTTTGATAGGTTTTCTACATTATCTAAATAATTAGTGTGTATGTACGTTGTATTGCCTTTTGTGGTGTTACTACCAGCTTGTATTCCTTTGTCCTGGAAAAATCTGTTGTATATCCAATGTTCTTTTGTAACTGGGTTTAATATAAGTATAACCCTATTTTTGTTTTTTAGGTTTCTAACTGATAAATCTATTTTATCAAAGATGTTTTCATCAACAAGTTCTTCTGCTTCATCCATAACCCAAGTTGATATATTAGTAAGTGATTTTAGATTTGCAGTTTGATCACCACTTGATGTTTTGATACCTTTGAATATTATCTTACTTCCAGATAGCTTATTTATTATTTCGTTTTTAGTTATATAGAAATGGTCTTGTAATTCAAGTGTTTCTATTTTGTCTATAAATTCGGGTATAATAGATATGTATGCAGATGATAAAGTAAACCTTGTAAATAGAATTGTATGCCCTGCTTCAAATGTTAAAAGCAAAAGCAATAGGTTAATTGAATAAGACTTACCCGAACCTCTACCACCAGTTACAATAAAATACCTGGCATCAGATGTTTTTATTGGTTCGTACTTTAAGTTTATATCTATCACTTAAACCTTATAATATCTTTAAAGTTTATATTGAAACCCTCGCTTGAATTTATATCTACTGTTTCTTTTGGTTTACCATATCTGTAACCAAAGTATAATGACATTGCACGTGAATCACCTTTGAATATTTGTTTACCTAATGTTTTTATTACCTCATCATTATCAATTAGGTTATCTAATTTTTCAATTAGTTTTAGTTCATCAGCTTTCTTTGGTCTACCAGCACCCTCTCTTGCACCCCCATTATTTTTTCTTTTATCCATATTGAAAGTATTTTGTTTATTCAATTATATAACGTATTATTTCTTTGTTTTTAGTTTAAGTAATTTTTTAAACATTTCTTTTCTTATTTTACCATTAGGTAGTTTATCAATAAGTTGTTGTATTCTTTGTATTTGTTTTTTCATATCTATTTTATATTCCACAATATCCACTATCACATTCATTAAAATCATCATCAAATAATTGGTTTTGTACTCCAAATCTTAAAATGTCTTTATAGCTTACTTCTGAATTAAATTTGTTTTTAGTTCTTTGTTCTTGTTTAACAAACCAATTAAAACTTTCTTTATCTTTTTGTGCTATATGTGATAAAAATAATGGGTTTCTATTTACGCACCCAACACAATTATTTCTATAAGCAAACCTAACATTTTGGTTATTCCAATAATTATAGATTGTATCTTTTTTTATGTTATCTTGTATTAAGGGAAATTCAACATATCTATAAGGTATTTCTCCCCACTTGTTTTGTTTGCCATTTTTAGATTTGCCAATTATTGTTTTAAAGTGTTCTAAACCATTTTCATCAGCACGTTCTAATATATTATCCATTCTGTTTTTTTCTGTTGGTCTTAAGCCTATTCTCATTTTTACTGGCAATTCTGTATGTTTTTTTAAGAAATTAAATATTGGTATAATTTTCATATCAGTTGTGCAAAATCTTGCCATTTTATTAGGTAGGTAATTGCTATGATTTTTTATTACTTTTTCAAATGTTTCTCCAGCAACCCAATTAACACTTTGCCCAGTATGTTGTTCTAAATCTAAAATTGTATAGATTATTTCATCCATTTCAACAGTACCTATAAATTCTTTTCCTATTTTATCTGAAACTAATTGCCTTGTTTTTTCATCCTTGCCTTTCATCCATAGGTTATCTTTATCTTCAACCCTAACTAAAGAAAATATATTTATGTTTGCTGGGTAGTGTTTCATTAAATATGCAGATGTTTTACCACCACTAATACTATTTACTGTTACCATATCAAAAGTCTAAAGTAAATGTTACTATAAATAAATATAGTTTTATAGTTCTATAATTATATTCTTCTGTTGCTTGTAAAAACTCCCACCCTAACATAAATCTATCGTGTGGATAGTGTAGTTGTATTTCTAATTCCCAATCCATATTTTATTTTTTTTTGTTCGTTTATGTATTTAAAAAAAATTATTTATAAATTCAACGCAATTTAAAACCCCCATTTTTACTGATTTAGGGTTATATTGTTCTAAATCAAAAAGAGATGTTTGTTTTTTATTTCTTGGTTTAGCCTTTACCCTATAATACTGATTATTTCGATTCTGATATACTCTTGGATCATAGTAAACATCTGAAAGTTCTTTTATATTTGATATTGATTGAAAAAAACAATCATCATAGTTTTTACTATGTTTAATATATATTGTTCTTATCCCATCTGCTTTCATTTTATTAGTAAATTTATTAGTAGTTCTACAGAAAATATCTATTTTTCTTCTTAAAAAACTATAATATGGGTAGGGAAATTCATCAACCCAATTTGGTGTTTTTTCTAACTCTATAAACCCAACGTGCTCTGTAAAATGATTATCATTTATAATAGTAGTTTTAAATACTTTTAAATCAGTTCCATATTTATCATTATTTTTTTCTAATGTAATCATTGGGTTTAGATTGTTTTTTTCTAAAACTCTTTTAAAATTAAGTTCTGGTGTTACGTTATAACTTTCATTTTCTAAATTGTATTCTTTTTTAGTTTTTATGTTTTGCATTTTTTTATGTTTTAATTAAAATAAAGTTGTTTGTGTTAAATATGGTTTTAATCTTTTGTTTGCAATTTCTGTATATTCTTTACTCAATTCACTTCCTATCCATCTACGTTTATATATGTGAGATGATTTTGCAGTTGTTCCAGTTCCCATAAAGGGATCATAGACAATATCATTTTCTTTACTAAAGTAATTTATAAAATGGTTAGGTAACCAATCTCCAAAAGCAAAAGAATGACCAGCGTTTTCTTTACCAGAATTTACTGGTTTTATAATTACATTTTTCATATAATCACCATTCCTATTGTTAAAGTTGCAGTAATTAAATTTTCTGCTTTCTGGGTTATCTTTACTAAAACAAAATATGTATTCATATCCAGAGCTGCACATTGTAGGTACAATACAAGATGGTGGGTTTTTTTTAGCCCATATAAAAGTTTCTTTTAATACATCATTGTATTCATTCATTATAAATGCAATTATGCCTTTGTTTCCAGTAACTTCTTGTATGTTATAAAAAACGTGATGTTTAGTAACTCTTATCATTTCATCAATCCAAACTTTTGTTTGTTTAAAATAATCTTCTTTACTTAAATCATCATTATATTTATCATAACTTTTAGATTCAAAACCTCCATTTATCCTTGATTTACCAATATTATAAGGTGGAGATGTAATTACAATATCAACAAAATTATCATTCATTTTTGCCATTGTATCTAAATTACTTTCACAATAGATTTTATTTAATTCTAAATTATTCATAAGCACCTGTTATTTTATTACGTTTTTCATCACTTCCTTTTACTTCTGTATATTCTTTAGATTTGTTTTCAAAACCTAAACGTGATATTATGTTTATATCTTCAATAGTTGCTGGTTCTTTTATTTTTAAATTTTTTAAATGTTTTTTATTATGAAACTTCTTACCATCATTTTTATAAACTATATTTTTTATTTTATGTTTTTTACCTTTGTGATTTATTGTTAAATCGCAAAATACTATTTCCCCTAATTCTAATTTTTGAATCATCTTAAACTTGCTCTTGCATCGGTTACTGTTGGTTCACCAATAATTATATCGTATACTTCTTTTCTTTGTTCTTCTTTGCGTTTCCATTCAAAAGACTTTAGTACAAGTTCAGCACGTTCATCATATACCTTTTTATCTTCATCAGATAGTTTCCTATATGCAGTTTCGTTTTTGGTTAGTTCGTACCCTAAATTTTTAGGTATTTTTAAAGCCAGTAAATCGTTATACTTTTGTTTTAGTCTATTGTATTGTTCTACATCTTTATAGTACGTATCTACTTGTTGCCCTAATACCTCTATTCTATATATTTCATATAGGTTTGTTAAATGTTTATTTTGCATCAGTTCTGCATATAGTTTTTTCTTTGCGTGTAATACTGTTGCGTGATCCCTATTTACTATTTGCCCTATTTTTTGTAATGACCAACTGGTGGTATCGGTTGCTATTTTAAAGTACAATGTTCTAAACAATACTACTTCTGCTTTCCTTGACCTTGTGCTTATATCATATCCACTATGTTTATCTACATAGCTTTTTATTCTATTAAGTTCTATTTCGTGTTTTTGTATATCCATTAATTGGTTCTTAATTTTAAAAGGTTGTAGCACTCTATATATTTTTGTTTTGCTTTTCCTTTATATTGTTCTTTAAATAATTCGTATAGCTTTTTTGTGTATTGGTATTTTGTTTGGCAATCTTCAAAATACTTTTGTGCGAATCTTACACCTTTACCTTTAAAGTAGTTTACATTATCAGCAGTATCACCTACAATCATTTGTTCGTAAAAGTTATACAATGCTTCATCTTCTGAAATATCTAATACTTCTTTATGCTTATAGTGATAGTTGTAAATTAAAGCTGGGAACTGTTTGTAGTCTTTGTCTATAGATACTATCATTACTTCATCCCTACCTAATTCATCACTTAATTGCTTCCAGTATCTTGCAACCATATCATCAGTTTCAATACCATAACCATATACTGAATCGTAATGTTCTTTTACAAATTTGTGCATTTCATTTAGTAATGGTGGTAACTCTTGTTTTTTTCTATTGGCTTTATAATCTGTTGTGATTAGTTTTCTAAAGTTACCCTTTGATCCACTAAAGGTTATTACCTTATCTATTTGGTACATTTCTTCAAGGTGGTTTACTATTGACATATATTGCTCATCAAACTTTGCCCTTGCATCTTCTATATCTGTATAGTACTTTTCATCTTCTGGGTGTTCACGTTTCTTATAACAAGCAGCGAATATTAAACTATCTGCATCTACTAATAATATCATTGTTTTACTGTTAGTTTTAAATAGTTTTTGTTTTGTGCTGGTCTTACTTGATATGTTATTGTTATATCAGTTATTTCTTTATCTTGTTCTGTAAAGTGTTCTATTTGCTCTTTTAAGCCTTTCCATACTGCATTACTTACTTTCATCTGAATATACTTATTATTATATAGAAAAAAGTAAAATACCAAGACCATTGACATATTATTGCCAATATCAATATTAATGATTCTAAAACTTCTGCAAGTTTTGAATATCCTTTATTTCTTAATTTATTAAGTTTTACGTATGATGGTACAAAGAAACTTAATACTATCAGTCCTATTGCTATCTGTATCATTAGTAAAAATCTTGGTATATATCCATAACATTATTTTTTTCTTCAACTGTTAGTTCAGTTAAGCATTTGTTGTATAACCTAAATGCTATTTTCATAAGTGTAGTTGTTCGTTCCATTATCTGTTTATTTTTTCGTAACATTCATCAATAGTATCATACTTTGTTTGTATAATATCCCTTTCAATTTCTAATTGTAAAATTTCAAGTTGATGTAATACGTGCTTGTTATTTGATTTGTGCAATTTTTCTTTTTTGCTAAATACATCAATTAAGTTGTTTAGTGTTTTTTTGTGTAACATTTGTTTTGTTTTATATTAATAATAACAAATATACTATTAATTAACTTATAAACAAAACTATTGATAACTATTCGTAATAATTTCTTTGCAAAGTAAATATGGTATCTTTGATCTATTGTAGTTACCTTTTACTCCTTGCGTTCCAGTTCTTGAACCTCTTGGTGCTGCTTCGTGATGACATTCTTTGTTGCCATTAAAACATTCTTCTTTAGGTTTCCAACCATTAGGTTTAAACATAGGGTTATAAATATTGTTACTCCATATATCAGTTGGCTTTGCTCTAAAATCTCCATACTTGCAATACCATATAGTAGTTCTTGGTAACCCTTTTACAATCTCTAATTTTCTTAATTTACCTCTTGGGTTTTCCATATACCATACTAAATTAGGGTTTATCTTTAAAAAGTAATTTATTATTTCTAATGTTGAATTTACATATTCCACACCCTTTAAAGCATTATCTGATTTTGGTGTATGATTTTTATTCCAATGTTTACCTATACTTGCAACAGAAAAATAAGTACAAGGTGGTGATGCCCATATAAAGTCTGGTATAAAAGGTACTTTTAAAACATCAAACGTATTTATATCTGTAACATAATCAATTTTATCAAAAGCATTAATATCTGATGAAAAAACATTATGCCCTAATTCATCACATATATTCCCAATACTTCTGCTTCCAGCAAATAATTCAAGTACGTTCATTCAAATTAATTCTAACTGCATCATTTTCTTTTAGTAGGTAAACATCTTTTGTTACTCTTTTTTTAGTCCACATTGTAGTATCTGGGCAATATTTCTTTTCCGTCTTTGGCATTTCTAATGTATTTAAGTAATACATATAATTACCTTTTGGATCGTTTACAAAATAAATCTTTATTACATCTTTGTTCAGTTTCATTAAAGCATCGTATTTATCTTTTTCCAGC